TATCGTATGCCGTGAAGGATTTGAAGTTCAGGTTGTCCACTACGCTCTCTAAGGAGTTGAGCAATTCCAAAAGCCGAGCTTCTTGGTTTGCCCGAAGCGTCTCTTGGGCGAGCAAGGTGGTCGAAGCGGGATTCACGGGTCCATAAGGTGACAAGGCATTGGATCTGGTTTCTGTCGTAACCGAGTGCTTTTGCGTAACTAATTGCAAGTGCCTTGTTCTCACGCTTCTCCTCCATCGTTGCCTTCGTTCTCTCCTGCATTACTGGAGTATGCAAGATCGTTTGCTGCGTTGGCTCGTGTGTGTACGCCCACGCTAAGAACAGTAGTGCCGTCAATACTAATCCAATTTTTCCCTTGCTTTTCATCTTCTATCTTCTCCATTTCGAGCAACTGCTTATAGGTATCAGGGTATAGATGAGCAAGGCGAACTAACGCCCTGTCTCTTGCACGTCTGTAGTTTCTATCTCTTATAGCTTTGCGGCTGGCAGTTGCCACCCTTCTCTTGACCTCATCAGCCATTGAGTTTGTCCTCCCACACTATGAGGACATAGACTATCACCATTACTATCGCTATCCCTAGTATCAGGCTCATAAGCTCGCAGCCTTTACAATCTCAGTAATATCTAAGGTTTGCCCTACCATATGAGCGTCCTCCTCATCACTATCCCAAGCAGATACCAGTATGCGTGAGCCTACGGGAGAGTGGACTAACCACTCGATAGCTTGGCTTGGATCAGCCCCTCCCCAGGTGTTCTCTCCCCTAGGCTCGACTACTTCATAGAATAGAATTAAGTCAGACTTAGGCGGGTGAATTGTGTATACGTTACTCACTCTCCTCCTCCTCCAAATTAAAGATACGTGACAGGGCAAGGTTGGCCCTCTCTAAGTTCTTGATAGCTCTGGCTATCTCTAACTGTTGCAGGTCTACCTCAGCTTGATTAAGGCATAGGTCTACCTTAGCCTCTAAGTATTCTCTATTCATTACTATCCCCCTCTAGGTGGCAAGGACAGGAGCAAGCGTAGGTATCTTGCACACTATCCTCACATAGTTGGTGTCTATCTTGTACGCAGCTACTATTCATTACCCTCTCCTCATCTTTAGTTTTGCCTTCATAGTTGTATAAATGTTTTTAGGTTTTAGATCGAAAGGGTTAATAAAGATCCCTGTCTTATCGTGTATTAACTTAGTTATCTTGAATAGTGTCATTACTAGCCTCCTCGTTAGGTAAACAAGCAACGCACCAGGCTGTATCGTTGCCCTCTTTCACTATCTGCCCCTCCACATTTGCCCACACTATGTCATCAGGATCTAACTGATCGCCACAGATAAAGCACTTGACCGCTTCCTCATAATCTCCCGCATAAAATACAGGGTCATTCAGCTCAGGTTCGTATCCCATCACTTGCCCTCCATCTCAATTACGTCGAACAGATCAAAAGCAAAAGCGTTTTCGTAGGCATCTTGCCCGTACTTATCAATAAACCTGGTAATTGCCTTGCTCTTAGCCTCTAACTCGCTCTCTGCCTCAACCGTAACGCTTAGCGTTATGTCAAATTGATATTCTTTCATTACTTGCCCTCGCTCTCGCACTTGAGTAAATCCTCGCACCATTCCCAGCCACTACCGGTCCATAGGAGATGGCTCGCCACCTCCCACAATCCCCACACAGCCAGCCCAATTAGGATCCCAGCCACAAGCCAACCTCTTTTGGTGACGTTATTCATTGCACTCACACCTCTCTCCTGGTAGCCACGTTTCGATTTTGCAACTCATCAGCTCGATGTCGTACTCAACGCCCTCACCCTCAGCCGTTACCGGCTCCTCAATTTGTGGGGCTACTTGTAGCACCAGCGCATCGAGTTCCTCTTGGCTCAGTTCGTGGTCTACAATAAAGGCTGCGGTCATTGTGTAGGTGTATCCCTTTTCCATTTTTATCCCTCCATCACTTCTATTAGATACTTGGCGTATAGGTAGGCTGGTGAGCCTTTTTCTACTGTCTTTGTCGCGGTGTCAAACCAGTCCGAAAAGCGGAAAACAACACTCACGATGTCATTGTCTGAGTCTGTCATAATCTCAAGGTATGAACTAGGACCACCGTAAGAAAAACAAACCTTTGTCATTTTGTATGTATCAATAGACAAGGCTGGCTCATCAAAATAATCGTCGTGGTTTGGGTTGTCCATCATTGTGTTGAGTTGCTCGTTAAGTGAGTCTAATTCGCTTGTAATTCGTGCTGCACAATTTTGTTTCATTGTTTCCACTTGTAACCCTTTCATAAAATCAGCTCGTGGTTGAGTTGATGGCGTAAGTATGGCACAGCCTCCCCCATTCTGCAACACCAAAACCTCACGGATTTGTATAACGATTTGGTAACGCTTTCGGCTTGCAACCGGTAGACATAATGCGGGCAGATGTCAAGGCATCAGCTGTAAGTTACTCGACGAGCTAACCTGGTAACTTGGGATCTTGCTGAGATTGTTGGCGGTGTTGTGGCTGCTGGTCTGTCTGTCCTTGCTGTTAGAGGATTGTTAAATAGTGCGTGACTATACCGTAGGTCTGCCCGATAACTAGTCCGCCCCACACTTTTTTACAGATACTTATCCACAGCCTTATCCACAGCCTGTGCATAGCCCTGTGGACAACGGCCTGCCCCGCAAAACCGACCCCCCTATGCTTAATCCGTGCGGTGTATATACCTGTACTCCCCAAATAAATATTTTTGCTAAAGTCAAAGCTACGAATATAGCCTCTGACCTGCGGTTTTATATGTGTGACTAACGTCACATTGTAAAAGCGGGAATTCAAGACCGTTTCCTGCCTTATATATAGTAGGGGAGCAAAGCGGGTGTAGTGTGCTTTGCGACCCTCGGTTGGCCTCTTGCGAGGCCCCTAGGCCGAGCACTGACTTACCCCTCACTTCGCTGTGGCTCGCTCGGGCGCTAAGCCCGCTGGCAGGCGCCTTTTTAGTCGGGTGAGGACTATCATTAACCAGGTAAGGATCATTTCGAACCAGGTATAAAAAATCCGATTCCGGCCCATCTAGGTTTCGTGGAGGAACCCTATGAGAAGAAATTACACCGAGGAAGAGTTACGCCTTCAGCGTGAGTCCAGTAATAAGTACTGGGAGAACTACAAAGCAGAACGCGAAAACAAGCGCTTGGAAGCACGCCGCCGAATCGCGGCAGCTATTATTCTGGCAGAGATGCAGGAGTCTAGTGGCTGATAACAGCGCAGATATTGCCAAGCGTATTATCCTTGGCTGTGTAGCAGAGGGTATGACTATTGAGCAGGCTACCGCCTCTGCTGGTAAGTCTATTAAGACCTACGAGTATTATCGTCGTACAGATAAGATCTTTGCAGATAAAGTAGACCGAACTAGACTCGGTCTTAAGGACAAGCAGTTCGCCGGTGGCGATGTCCACGACATCTCATTCCAAGAGTTTCGCCAGCGATTCCTTCACAGCCGTACCTTTCCCCATCAGCAAAACATTGTAGATGTAATCGAAGGCCGTGAACCATCGTGGCAACATCCTGCTATGAAGTTTGAAAAGGGTGTGGCAAATAACCGCATCCTTATCAATATCCCTCCCAACCACGCCAAGTCAATCACTATTACAGTTGATTACGTTACCTGGATGGTTGCCCAGAATCCTAACTTTAGAGTATTGATTGTTTCCCAAACCCAGCGCCTAGCTGCTGACTTTCTCTACGCCATCAAGCAACGCCTGACTCATCCTATGTATGAAGACCTCCAGAGCGCTTATGCTGCTGGCGTAGGGTTTAACTCTAAGTCTGCCTCGTGGCAGGCTACCCGTGTCACCTTTGGTGATGAGCTACGTGAATCTAGCGAAAAAGATCCTAATATCGAAGCCGTCGGTATCGGAGGTCAGATCTACGGTAAGCGTGCAGATATGATTATTGTAGATGACGCGGTGACCTTATCTAACGCCAACGACTTTGAGCGTCAGATCAAGTGGCTTACCCAGGATGTGCGCTCTCGCCTTAACCCTACAGGTAAACTTATTATTATCGGAACTCGCGTTGCCTCAGTTGACTTGTACCGCGAGCTACGCCAAGAAGATAGATACCCAGGTGGATTGGTTCCTTGGACATATCTTGCTATGCCAGCGCTTTTAACAGCAGATGAGAACCCTGATAAGTGGGAAACCCTTTGGCCTTTCTCAGATGCACCCTTTGATGGACAAGAAGATTCAGATAAGAACGAGGACGGCCTCTATCCTCGCTGGTCTGGTCGTAACTTGTACAACGAACGCCAAGCTATGGATGCTTCTACCTGGGCGTTGGTTTACCAGCAGCAGGATATATCTGAAAACTCAGCCTTTGACCCGGTATGTGTTCGCGGCTCCATTGACGGAATGCGAAAGTCTGGTGCATTAGTTGCAGGACATCCCGGTCATCCACGAGATTTATCAGGTTTTTCCATTATCTGCGGGCTAGACCCAGCGATGATTGGTGATACCGCAGCTGTTTGTTATGCGATAGATCGCAACTCGAACAAGAGGTACATAGTAGATGCTATTAAAATTAGTAGACCGTCTCCTGCCGACATTCGTGAGCTTATATTTAATTGGACTTCCCTATACGGCCCTTCTGAGTGGATCGTTGAACGTAATGCGTTCCAGTCTTTCCTCACACAAGACGAAGGAATCAAGCAACACCTTGCATCCAGAGGAGTAATCTTACGTGAACACCACACAGGAAACAACAAGTGGGACGCAGGATTCGGTGTTGCCAGTATGTCCACTCTGTTTGGAACGAAGCAGCACGATGGTAAGCATCATAGAGACAACCTTATCCATCTTCCTAGCGATCAAACAGAAAATGTCAAGGCGCTGATTGAGCAGTTAATTACCTGGACCCCTACTACTAAGGGTAAGACAGATATGGTAATGGCGCTTTGGTTCTGTGAGATCCGCGCAAGAGAGATGCTTAACTATGGTAAGTACGCATCCCACCATCTTAAAAACCCATTCCTCTCACGAGGAGAATTAAGTAAGCGAGTAGTTGTCAATATAGATGAACTCATCGCACAAAACCAACAGAATCAACACTTCGTCTAAGGAGACAACAATGGCATACGATCCAAGTAACTATATCAATGGCGTTGACCAGCGCACTGTATCCCAGCAACGCAAAGATGAAAAAGAACAAGCAATGAAAAGAGCAAGCAAGTTGAAGGAAGGTATGCGTAAGCGCGTACTAAATGTAAAGACTAAGTCTCCTTCAGCCACTGATGTTCAAATGGGTAATGTTCGTGGAGCAGTTAAGTTATCTAAGTCAAAGACAACTACTAAAAAGACTACTACAATTAAGAAGGCAGGTAAGAAATAATGCCAGTAAGAAAGCCAGGAAAGTGTCGCAAGTGCGGTAAGTCAGACAAGATGTGTAAGTGCTGATGGCAATGATGAAGAAGCCTATGGCTAAGAAGCCAGCAGTTAAGCGTCCAGCAGTTAAGCCAGCACCACTAACAGGTCCAGCAGCAGTTAAAGCAATGCAAGATCGTGTATCACCTGCCGGTGTTAAGAAGGCAGAAGCTGGTGCAAAGAAGGCAATTGACAAGAAGTACCCAGGATTATATAAAAAGAAGAAGTAAGGAACCCCAGTGTTAACAACTAAAGAGGTCATTGCGAAGGTAGGTCGCCTTCAGACCAAATTCGCAGCACGTGATCAGCGTATGCGCGACGTGCTCTCGGTACGCCAAGGAGACATCAGCAAGGTTTACCCTTCTATGTTCTCAGAGGACTACCCAAAGCCTCTCGTTGCTAACTTCGTTGACGTTGCAGCACGTGACTTAGCAGAGGTGATGGCACCACTGCCATCATTTAACTGCGCTGCAGTCAATATGGTTTCAGATGCACAGCGTAAAGCTGCAGATACCCGTACTCGTATCGCCAATTACTTTGTCACAGCATCTGATCTACAGATTCAGATGTACCAAGGTGCAGACTGGTTCAATACTTACGGTATGTTGCCAGCACTTGTTGAGATGGATTACGAGACTAACTCTCCACGTATCCGTTTGCTCAACCCATTTGGTGTATATCCTGAGATTGACCGCTTTGGTCGCACCACTTCACTATCTCAGATAGTTGTAATGGATGCCGAGTCCCTTGCTGCTCAGTACCCAGAGTTTGCACCACAGATTTTGCCACGTAATAACTACGGACAAGGTTCACCTAACCTATCTGTAGTGCGTTACCACGACAAGGATCAGGATTTAATCTTTATCCCAGAGCGTGACAACCTAGTCCTTGCTAATCTACCTAACATAACTGGTAAGTGTTTGGCATCAGTTGCTATGCGCTCATCCCTAGATGGCGAAGCACGTGGACAGTTTGATGATGTACTGTCTGTGCAACTTGCCCGTGCTCGTTTTGCTGTACTTCAGATCCAAGCAGCTGAGAAATCTATCCAAGCACCTATTGCTATCCCACAAGATGTGCAAGAGTTGGCACTTGGTCCTGATTCAATTATGCGTTCTGCTAACCCACAAGGCATTCGTCGTGTTCCTTTGGAACTACCACCTGGAGTCTTTACTGAGTCCGGTGTCCTAGAGCGTGAACTTCGTATGGGTGCTCGCTACCCTGAGACTCGTTCAGGTGATATCAGCGCATCTGTTATTACAGGTCGCGGTGTACAAGCCCTACAAGCAGGATTTGATACACAAATCCGTGCAGCACAGGCACAGTTTGCTCGTTTGTTTACAGACCTAGTATCTCTTTGCTTTGAGATTGACGAAAGAGTCTTTGGTTCTATGACCAAGGAGATTCGTGGCGTTGATGACGGTACTCCATACTCAATGAAGTACATCCCATCTCGTGACATCAAGGGTGAGTACGGCGTAGATGTACGTTACGGAATTATGTCTGGTATGGATCCTAACCGTGCCATCATTGCATTGCTTCAGATGCGTTCAGATAAACTCGTATCACGTGACTATGTGCGTCGTGAGATCCCTATGGAACTTAATGTTACTCAGGAGGAACAACGTGTTGATATTGAAGAGATGCGTGACTCTCTGCGTGTTGCTGTTGCACAGTATGCACAGGCAATCCCGGCTCTCGCGGCGCAAGGACAAGATCCAAGTCAAATTGTTAACCGTATCGCAGGTGTTATCCAGGGTCGTCAAAAAGGACTCTCACTAGAGTCTGTTATTGAAAAGGTCTTTGCACCTGAACCACAACCTGTACCAGCACCTAGTGCAGAACAAATGATTCCAGCAGCAGGTGCGGCCCCCGCCCCTGCCTCGCAGCAACCTCCACAAGAACAAGGCGGTATGGCCCCTGCTGCTGGTCCAGCTCAACGTCCAGACATTGCAGGTTTACTTGCATCCATCACAGGCGCAGCATAGGAGGAGGTGTAAAATGAAAAAAGGAACATTCGCAA